CTTTCTTATTCTTAGATTGGGGCGAAACTATGTTCGCCCCAAAATTTTTTAGTTATTAAGCACCTTCAACGCCAAATATTCCTCTAGGGTCGGATACGCCAAAAACGTATCTTTCTCTAGCTTTATATCTAACATTTCCAGTATCGAAATCGCCTTCCATCTTAGTTGTAAGAGGAGCTCTGTCGAAATGCTTCATTCCATTAGGAACATCAGTGATAATGTACCAAGCATCCGTATCTGTTAGGTAATTATTCACTCGATATCCTTGAGGAATCATTCCCATAGAAACGATTGCATTGATGTCATTATCGGCTGTTCCAACTCTACCTTGAGATTTCATCAATCTTTCAGCAGTAAATTGAAGCGCAGAAGGAATAATCATCTTAGTTCCTTTCGCTGCAACTTTTAAACCTCTTTCATCAGTTAGTGCAGCAATGTCAATCAATGCTTGCTCTAATGAAGTTTCGTTTAAGTCTGCTTGAGTAGTTAGAGTGTTTTGGAAAGTACCCGCAAGTGTAGGATGCGCTGTACTGAACAAAGAAACTCCGTCTCCAGAGTCGTAATTGTCAGTAGATGGCAATCCTTGAATTAGCGGATTAACAGCTTTAACTTGTTTAGTGTTAGCCATCGATCTTGCTAGTGCTTTTGTATAACGAGAAGCAAGTCTGTCATAAAGGTTGTCTTCAATAGCTTCCTCAGTGATTGCAAATGCGAGAGCAATTGTCTCCATTGTATATCTTGCTGTGAAAGTTTCTTGCGCTTGGTCAAAAGAAACAGCCGAACCTTCTGGCTTAACTCTTGCTTGTGCGAAACCCGATAACATAACTTCTTCTTCAAAAGCTCTGTCGGATGACTCTGTTACGTAAATCTCGCTTGATTGATTTTCGTAACGTTTATATTCCAGGCCAAATAAAGCATTTAAACCTGGCTCTAGTTCTTTAACTAGCTGATTACGTGATATAGCCATAATTTATTCTCCTTATATGCCTTTAACGTTATTTCCTAAGATATGTTCATCGATCATTACTCTGAGAGCAAAGCCCTCTACAGTAGTATCCGAATGATCAGGGTCTCTAGAAACACCGATTATTTTTAGTTGAGCCAACGTGTCGGCTGTCGTTGCGGATATCTTTGTTTTAGATATAAACAACGGAGTCGTTCCAACTGCTGGTACGCTATCTGCACATTCCCCCACTTCGTTCTGGTTGAACGATGTGTCAGCAGACATTATTTCGTACATCTGCATAGGATTGTCAGTTATGAATGCCACAGCATCTGATGCTGCCACACTTGCTGGCCAGTAGTTAGACCACGTAGGCTTGTTTGATGTTGGATCAGTATAGAAAGCGCCGTTCAAGGAACCAATATTATTTGCATCGGTTGCCCCTGAAACTAATATTACTCCATCTGCTGTTAATTGACACAAATCGTGATGTGAAATTAACGCAGAAGCTGAAGCAATAGACCACTCGCTAAGACCGGCGTTGTCGTCGGTCTGACCAACGTTTTTAATGGGTCTCAAACCAAACCCGGTTGTTGACGCATTAGCCATGTTTGTCTCCTTAATAGATAATAAATTATCTACTGGTTAATTTATTCGTTGGTTTGAGAATTGTTAAAAAATTAACTATTCCTGTTACCACCGAAGGTTGTACGAGTTTGCCTCTCTTGATTGATTGGCATCCTCTTATCTTGATCCTTCAGTAGATCGTGTTCTAAAGCTTGATCCCGTTCTTTTGCTAAACCAGCATAATATTGAGAACGTTCAATTGCGATCTCGTTTGGTACTCTTGTCAAGACAAGGCCTCCGTGCCCGATCACCCCTATATATTTACCGTCGGTAATAACTGGGTAGTCATCATTAGGGAATTCGTCAGCTCTTACTAGTTCATAACCGGCTCTGAGTCTGCCTTGGACATTTTTCGTGTCCTGATATCCCAAAATCTCAAATCTAACCCACCTATGTCTAAAACCGTTCGGTGCGTTGGGCGTATCTAAGTACGATGGTGGAGTCCAGTGTTTCTTACGTTCCTTTTTAACTCTACTCTGGCTCGCACGGGAAGCTTTATTATCTTCTTTTTTCATATGCTATACCTCCTGCGTGTTCATAAGTTGTTTCGCATAATCTTCTAGTGGCACACCTAATTTTTTAGCAATTTGTACTTGTGAAGGTGTGAGTTTCACCGTTTTGCGACCGGTCTTTGTACTACGCGTAGCAGAAGCCACGTTTTGTGTAGGTTTACTAGTCGTCGTTTCTACCTTCTTACCAAATTTGTGGGGGAATTCAAG